TTTAAATTCGTTGCCAAACTCAAAGAACGGTTCATTAAACAGGTCGCGTGGCCAATAGACGCGCGACTGCCGTGGGACCTACCCGATGAGTTAGCGCAGCCTGACACAAGTGCAGAAGCGGAATTCAAGTCACTCCAATATCATGTTGGCAAGTATTTCAACCAAGTAAAAATGGACCCAGTCACTAGAAGGAAAACCCTGAACCACTTGGAGAACGTCTATTCTGCGGTACATTGGAAGATACCCGGCAATTTCTTGTCGGATGAACATATCTTAGATGTACTAGAGAACAGAGTCAACCCCAAGTCAAGTCCAGGCTACCCCTACTACCATGACTACTCAACAAACAAGGACCTATTCGATTCGTATCGCAAACAATCAAGTGATGGTTCACTATCTACTTTCATTCCACTTGTTAGAGAGCAGATCCGACAATACCTAGAGGTAGAAGACTTCAAAGGTGATCCAGTTAGACTTTTTGTCAAACAGGAGCCACATAAGAAGAAGAAGCTTCGTGATGGTAGAGTTAGACTCATCTTCAGCGTGTCTGTGATAGATCAAGTGATCGACCATTTGTTGTTAGACCCGAGTCTCGATGCTATGTATGACAGGCATCACCAAGTACCAAACAAGGTAGGTATGAGCTTCTATAATGGAGGCACAAATCTATTCTTTAGGTATCTTGATGATGGCTTGAAACGTAAACATTGGGGCTCGACTGACAAGGAAGCGTACGATTGGACTACCCCTATCGATGCATACATTGCGGACGAAGAGCGCAGAAATCGAAGTTGTCGAAACAAAGACTCAGAACATTATGAGTTATGGAAACGACTCTTTCATTTGCGTAATGAAGCAACGTATCGTGGCCTTGTCATCACGTCAGATGGCAGGCTTTACGCCCAATTAACAAACTGGTGTCACACGTGCGAGGAGGGTGATGTTGAAACAATTTGGGGTGCTTCACAGCACACTGAAGAATCAACACACTTATGCTCAAACTGTTTACATCCAGTTGTAGAAATTGGGGGTATTACTCGGTCAGGAGGTATTCGAACCATCGACATGAATTCTTGGTACCAGGTTTATCTTAAGACCTACCATCAGATTGAGAAGTATGGAGAGTTAAAGTATCCTTTCAAGATTGCGTCCATGGGTGATGATACGGCAGAGAATTTCCCTCAAAAAGAGAATGTCGAGTTTGCGCTGTGGTTGCGGAGTAAAGGCTTCCACCCCAAAATCGAGGCAGAGTTAACGAGTCTGCAGGATGTCGAGTTTTGTAGCCATAAATTCATTGAAGTTGATTCACGCATGGTTCCAGTTCCCCTGAATTGGAATAAGCATGCGTTCAACCTCAAGTGTAATCCAAATGGCGGCAAGTATCTTATTGACACCCTGTTTGCTCTATGTATTGAGTATGCATTTGACGATGTGAGGTTCAATGTGTTGTACAATCTCTTACAGGATCTATCCAACGATCAAGAAAAACAGATCTACCTGCGTAGCAGGCAGTTCTTTCAGGATTTAGTTGGTGGAGTGTTCGAGAGTGGAAAACAAACTGAATTAACGGAATCTGATAGCAATATTGTGTGTCGTGCACTGAAAAGAGCGCGCACCATTGTTCCAGATCTTCTTCATACCGCCATGCACTCTTTCATCACTGTCGCGATGGGGTAGGGTTGCCTCTTCGCTGATATATAATATTTGACTAGCGTAGGTGATACCTGCGCACGGCTTAGGATAACCGTAGGCTGTTCGTTTCGACGACAGTCGTCAACTTTTGTATTTACGTTTATGTGAGTGTCTAGTGCCATACCACAATTCCCAGTGATTTCTGGGATAAACGTGGTAATTGTATATATTTTGTACAATAGTATGTCTGTTGACTGGTCTTCGATTTTAAACATCGTTATACTTGTCCTTCAGATATCGCTCTATGTTCCGCAATATATAATTTATGCAAATCAACTAGCGCACAATTCAAATCTCGACAACCTCGAGGCAACCATTTCAAAATCAACCAGACCTATTTTTACACCTCTCGTACCTTTCAGTCAAAATGAGGCAGCCAACAAGGTCTAGATCAAAGAGGACACATAAAGATGTGTTAGCGACAATGCAAAAGACGCATAAGTTGTCAGCTGATGGGAAGGCGTGGCTTATTCAGTCACTTGACCCTTTCCATGATACTCCTATCTCACCAACTGGTTATCCAGATGTTGACAGTTCTGCAACTGTAGCGTATTGTATTGCATCATCGCTTACCATCTCACCTCCGGCAGGCATAACGTCTACTCAAACGTGGGACGCCCATATATTTAACTCACCCGATCTCATTGGTAATGCACACTTTACATTTTCAAATTTGTATACTAACACTATCAATGCGAGCGCTACGAGTAATATACTTGGTGTCGACTCAGTCACTGCGTGGACGGCATTGTCACCTGCTAGTGGTGGTCCTGCTCAGATGGTTCCACTAGGGGCTAATAACTCAGCCTTTACTGGAGTCACCAAAGCTGGTCTTAACCTACCTGCTGTGCACACTGCTGGTAATAGCAGAGTCGTTGGTTGGGGTTTTGAAGTTGAAAACACTAGCTCTGAACTTAACACTAGTGGTTTAGTTACGGTTTACCGTCAGCCACAAACTGTTACGAACACAGCTGCTATTTTCACTTCAACTAACAACAACCAGACTTTTGTCAACCCAGTATGTTTTGCAAGTAGACTACCCCCTATGACTGTCGCTGAGGCTTTGGGACTGGATGGTTCTGTTCAGTGGCTTGCCAGTGATGGAGTTTATGCTGTTTGTTCTCAATTTACAGTAGATAATCCATTGCAGCAAGCACAAGTCGGAAATAGAAAGTATAGTACGATTAGCTCAGCTGGTACTGAA